CGCACACTATTCAATTAGCAATGGTTTAATCAAAGAAAATACACCACTGAATAATAAGCCGTGGACATCTGGCCCAACTAACCCCCAAGGAGAATAAATGAATCTTGCGACCGGCCTAGGCGAATATACAACCGAGCAATTGCAGGCAGAAATAAATTATAGAAAAGAACAAGGAGCAAACAAGTGAGCGAAATACCAGACTTCAATTTCGATTTTGATGCAGTCGAAGGCCAGCCTTTTGAGGAGGCAACAGTGAATTTATTCCGGCAGCTAGAAAAACACTACAACGCAAACATTAAACCAGCACCTATTATATTTGGCGGACGAAGTTTCAAAGCTCCTGTCTACATCTTGGAGGAAGCTAAGAGCGAGCCAAAGCCAGTTATACCAGGTGAGCTGATGCGAGTGCAGGGCGACTATCAAATTAAGTCAGGAAAATCTCTCGGCCTCAGGAACGGTTCCGTACTGACCGGTTTGTCAGATAAAAATGTTGAGATATTTGACTTCTTGAAGAATTATCATGAAGGCGATACCGTTGTTGAGGGTGAAAGTGGCAAATATGACCTAGGAAAGGCAAAATAATGATCTGCATTAACGATCAGACAGAGTTTGAATCAAAAAGAGCGGACGCAAAGTTCTGTTCACCCAAATGTCGCAAGGCATACGCAAGAAAAAATAATATAGACGAAAATACAGGCGAGGTAATAGAAGTGGCCAGCGAAAATACCCCCGGGGCGGACACAAACAAACCATACGATCGAGAAAAGAACCTAGCCGCCTTTATTAAGATGGGCGTCGTTCAGGTTGAGTGGATTTCTACCGGAATTCCCGAAATGGATGAGCTTACACAGATTCCTCGTGGCCGTATTACGCAAATACAGGGTCCATATGGCGTCGGGAAGACAACTCTGTGTCTTAACATGATTAAAGGCCTAAAAGACCGTAAGGTGCTCTACATAGACGCTGAGGCGGCTTTAAATCCTGAACTATTAGTTGATTTGGAGCTAGACCCAGCAAATTTCCACTTATATAACGAATCCTCGTACATGGAAGACATCGCCGACATCATTCGCACGGCGGCGGCAAGTGGCAAGTACGAGCTCATCGTTCTCGACAGCGTGCCCATGACTAGCACCAAAACAATTGCCGAGAGCGAAATAACAGCTAGCAATATAGGCCAAAAAGCAAAAATTCTACACAAATTGATGGGCTGGATTACGATGGACTTAAAACGAACCAACACTGCTATGGTGTTCATAAACCAAGAGCGCGAAATGATCGGTACTTACGTCCCAACTAAGTACACGCCGGGCGGTACGGCCATTCCTTTCCAGGCAAGTCTTATCATCGCGTTGAAAACTATAAAATCTTGGCGCTTTCCAAAAGACCCCAAAGACAAAACCTACAAAGGTCATGAAGTCGAAGCCACGATTATCAAATCAAAGGTGAATACGCCGTGGCGAGTAAAAAAGTTTAAGTTGTATTATCCAAACCCAGTTGCTTCTTCTACAGAAGAACTAGACATAGACAAGAGGGGTGAGTTTTAGTGCCACGACCCAAAACTGACGTCACTGGCAAGCGCCAGCACGTTTATCTACCACCTAAGCACCTAGAGATTCGTCAGGACATTGACAACTTCAGTGCTTTTGTGCAGATTTGTTTGGAGCAGGCGTCAGACATCATGACGTACGCTATACTACATGATGTAGACCCTAAGAAGTATCATCACAAACGGCACGAAGAAAGTGCCGAAGAAGTGATTGCAAAATTTAATGAAAAATATCCACTAGATGAATTAACACAAAAAAGGCTAGGAACATGGCACGACCCCTCTCAGAAAATACCCGACGTACTATTATAGAGCGTATTCCCAACTACGCGGAGCTTCTCCAAGAGGAGGCTGAAGCCGCAATCATCCGCGTCATTGCTGATGATTTTTTCCTATTCTGTGAACGCAATTTGTACATCGAGGACAAGATTACTTCAGAGGTTATTCCACTCATCGACGTAGTAAACTGGCAGCAAAGGCAGCTTTTAAAAGCAGTCATGAAAGATATTCTCGACGGAAAGCCCGTTCGATATATTATTCTCAAGGCTCGACAAATGGGACTGTCTACAATTATTGAGGCTCTTGGTTATTGGTGGACGATTACTCACCGAAACATTCACACACTTATTATTGCTCACGACTCGGACGCGGCTGAGTCACTGTACGAGATGTTTAAACGATACTTCGACTATAGCCACAGCCACTTTCAGCCAACTCGCAAGTACAATAACAAAAAACAACTAGTGTTTGATGTTGAAGACCGTCTAAAAGAAGAGTGGACCGAGCACATCAGCATGTGTCGAGAGTCAGAGACCTGCGGCGTAAGTCACAAACCTCCTGGCCTCGGCAGTTCAATCAAGACAATGGTCGCGAAAGATGGCAAGGGCCGTTCAATGAAGAACCACTTCTTTCACGGATGTTTGCACGAAAAATCTTTAGTTGTTTTAGCTGATGGTTCTTCTAAAATGATTAAAGACGTTAATTTAGGTGATTTAGTCACTACTTCTTCTGGTGCGGTAGCCCCTGTGACTGCCAAGACAATGACAGGAGTCAAGCAGACTTATAAATTAAATACTTGGATGAGTAACCAGCCAATAATAGCTAGTGCAGACCATAAGATACTGACAGAGGGTGGTTATAAAAAACTATCCGATATTAAATCTACAGACTGGATAGCTAAACCAAGGTACCAATTCAACCACCAAGCAGAGTGGTCGTATGAACTGCCTCTTTGCCATCGTCCTCAAAACGGTGGAACAAGCCGTCAATCTTCAGTAAGCTTTGACCTTAATGAAGACTTTGGTTATTTGGTGGGCTATTACCTAGCAGAAGGTCACATAGGTAAGAAGTTGGGGCGTGTTACATTCACCTATGAAGCAACTGAAACTTTTTGTGAGCGAATCAACAAGTTCTTTCCTAACGCACCAAAATATATTGTCGAGGGCAACCGCAAACGTAGTGTGTTTAATAGCGTTTTCATGGCGAACGCACTCAATGAATTGTGTGGCAGGGTGGCTAATAAGCACGTTCCCTTGTTCGGCAATAACGACTTTTTTAAGGGAATCTATCGTGGATATATGGACGGCGATGGAAGCAAGACCGACGAGCAACGTGAACGAGCCCCTAGCGTCCACGAGCGAATTGCTCGCAATATCAATCGTATTGGAGACATGCAAGGCGTCCATGGTTCTCTGCATTATGCTGAGCGTGAACGGTATGGCGTCCCATCGAAGCCTATTTGGATAAACTCCTTCTGTAACGGCCCTAGTTCTAAATATAAATTCATCAATGGGCAATGTTTTGTGCGAGTTAAGTCAATTACTCCTTATGAAGTTGCTACGACATACGACCTAGAGATAGATCATCCTGACCATAACTTTGAAACTCCATCTGGTGTTGTCTCGAATTCCGAAGTTGCTTTCTGGGAGGCCAAGGCTGACGTCGTGTCGGCAGCTATTCAGACCGTTCCACTTGCGCCAAAAACCTTTGTATTTTTGGAGAGTACTGCTAACGGAGTTGGTGGCTTTTTCTACGACACCTGGCAATCGGCAAAGCGCGGCGAATCTAACCTTCGACCGCTTTTCTTTGCCTGGCACGAACATGAGGAGTATCAGATTCGCGGAACCTGCAATGATCTCTACGACGAAGAGGAAACCCTGCTCATGGAAATCTTTTTCGAGAAGAACTACGACCGTGAGGTGTGGGACTGGAAGATTTTGTGGCGTCGTGAAAAGAAAAAAGAATTTATTGACGACCCTAAAAAGTTCTACCAAGAATATCCAAAAGATGACATGGAAGCCTTTATCGCATCTGGTCGTCCACGCTTTGACACTAAGATGTTGATGAAGATGGAAGCATACGCTATTAAGCACGGTAGCTACAAGAAGGGCGCTTTTAAGTATGGACAAATTGTGCCGAATTCAGACGAGTCAGCTCGTGAGCGATACTTATTTGATGAAGTAGCTCAGCTCCTAGAGGGCAGCGACCCTACTCCACTAAAGGTGTGGGAGATGCCGCTCAAGCGAGAGCCAGGTGTTGAGGGTCGCAAAAACGACATGAAGTACATTATTGCCGGTGACGTTTCTGAGGGTAAGTTAAATAAAGAATCTCGTAAAAAAGAAAATGACTATTCAGTCCTTGACGTTATGCGAGCTGATAACCTGACGACCGTCGCTAGGTGGCGTGGACACATCGACCCTGATCTTCTTGGTGGAGTTGCCAATGCACTTGGCCGCTTTTACAATACCGCCCTTATGGGCATCGAGGTAAACAACCACGGGCTGACGACGATTCAAAGCTTACGAAATAAAAATTATCCTAATCTTTATATGCGCGAAAACAACGAAGAACACCGTTTTCAGGAGCGTACATCCCTGATGGGTTGGCGCACCGACAAAAAAACAAAAAAGATAATCATTGACAATCTAGCGCAAGCAATTCGAGAAGGTGATATAATCGACTTAGATGTAATCTTCATCCGTGAATGTATGACGTACATCCGAGACGATCAGGGCTACACAAATGCTCAAGAAGGTCAGTTTGATGACACAGTGATGGCCAAGGCTATCGCGCTCAAATTATCGGACTACGAATCAATCGATACACAGGAACTCAAAACCAAAATTAGTAAACCAGTAAAGAGAAATACAAATGCAACCACAGGCTCCAATTCAAAACTCGATTCCATCGCCCGGCCAGGCAGCAAGCGCTCGTCGTATGCAGAAGCAATCAGCCGCCGACGCGCAAAAAGAGCTTCACATAAAGCGGGACGACGCGTTCGATAAAGAGCTAACCCTTGACGAAGCCATGGAGCTATTTGATTCTTCTCGTACATATATTGATACTGGGTTCCGTAGCGAATGGGATAAATTCTTTAAAGTTTACAAGGGTACGCGAGTTGATCGAAACTATGAAGGTATTTCAGAACCGGTCATTCGTGAGTCTCACACAATTATTGAGACACTAGTTGCCAACATTGCATCGGGTATCCCGATGTTTAGTTTTGTCCGCACAAATCAAGAGCAGTCTGAAGACACCGAAGTGTTGAACCAGATGCTTCATTACTTTATGATCTGTAACCGTATGGGTCTAAAGAACCAAGAGTGGGTTCGCGACATGCTCATGTACGGTACGGGAGTTCTGGGTGTTGAGTGGCGAGACGGCAAGCCGTTTATCTTCAACATCCCTCTGCGCGACTTCTTCTTTGACCCTACTGCAACCGGCATGGTTCAGACACTTACACCCGCTCAATGGGCTGGATATGAATACCTTGGCGATAAGAATGTGCTGAAGCACGAACAGATTTATGATTCAAAACGGGAGAACAAAGACAGTTCAATCGGTGCATGGGTGCCACGATACAAAGGACTTGATGACCTTGGACCAATACCTGACAAGGGTGGAAAAAATGGTTCTAGCAATAAAATGGACAAAGCGTTCAAGGATATGTTTAGGGGCTCAACTCTTGGCTCTGAAGCTACTGAAGACCAGATTCACATCATCAAGCTCTTCCACCTTCCTTCTGGACGCATCTATGAAATAGGAAACAAGAAAGCGTTTATCTATAACAAGCCTTCTTGGGCGCAACGAGAAGAGATGTCTAGGACAGAAGTTGAAGTTGGTCCTGATGGCACAGAGATAGAGATGACTCGTAAGCTCGATACAATTGAACCGTTCCTGCCGTTTGCTATTCTTCGTGACTACATTGACAGCTCTCAATTCCTTGGTGCTGGTGAGATGGAGCTTCTTGTTCCTGACGCTGAACTTTTGAATGATTATGAATCAATGCAGGTTGACAACAACGCCTACCAGAATACTCCTATGTACTGGGTTGACCCTGCTTTCGCCGATCTTATTCCTGAGATTGAAACAATCCCGGGCGCTGTTTATCCAATCCCTCGCAACGCGATGGGAGTCTTAGACCGTCCACAACTGACAACTGACCTAGATGCCAAGCAAGAACGCATCCTTCAGCGTATGCGCCGTGCTACGGCCGCTGACGAGGCAGTGCAGGGTGGTTCTATCGGCAACAGCCGTACAACGGCAACTGAAGTCAACACCCAGCTTAACCAAGCAAACCTTCGTTTCCGCACCAAGATTTCAAACCTTGAATCAGAGGGATATGCACAGTTAGCTAATATCATCTTCAAGCTTGTGCAGATTTTTGTCACCAAAATAACCGCAATGCGGATTGTCGGACCAATGGGTACAACATTCAAAGACTTTGACCCATGGGAATACAACGGCGAATGGGAAGCAAACGCTCAGCTTGATAACACTATCAAGGGTCAAGAAGTTGAAGTTGGCCTTAAAGATCAGGCTGTCATGGAATGGTTTGGTGCTAACTCGATACTCTACAATATGGTTGAAGTCGGTCGATGGTGGGTTCAAAAGAAAGACCCATCAATGGACGACGAGCGTTACAACAAGCTACTTGCTGGACCAGCAGAACCAGACGAAGATGCAAACGATAAAGACTACCTCAACGTCAGCTACAAAGACCTTGAGCCGTGGGGACGATTCCAGGCGCAAAAAGACCTCGGATGGGACCCAGACCCAAGTCTGGCTGGCGACCAGCGTAACCGTATGCTCCGCCAAGCCAATGAAGGGGCTGACTCTATGGACTCAGCAACAACTGCTGATGGCAACCCTGTGTTCGGTATGGAAAATGCTATGGCACCGCCTCAGTCTAAACCTGCTATGCTTCCTGCCTAAAAAGATGCTATACTGGTATTGATTAAGCAATAAGGAGCAATCACATGGCCAATGAATCCACACAAAAAGCAAACCAAACTCGTGCTCAGAAAGCTAAAGCTGAGCACGAGAAAAAGTCTAAAGAACGCGCTAGCGATCAACAGACTATTAAATCTGCATACCTGAGCGGCAATGGTGAGATTATTCTCGAAGACATTCAGAAAAAGGCAAAAGCTTGGGTTGCTTTGAATAACAAGGTCGCCCAGGACGGCGTAGGCAACCGACCAACCGGCTACAAGTTGACTGACGGAAGTCCAGAGATTGAAACAATTTATCTTACGCCCGTCCAACGAGCAAGCTACCTAGACCAGAGCAAGGGCATCCAAACTATCCTTGACTATATCGAGCGACAATTGACTCGTTTGAACCCAGAAACAAAACCAAAACCAAAGGCCGCCCCTAAGAAATCATCTTAGTTGCGCTTTTATTTATTTTGGTGCTATCATTATAACGTAACCCTTAATTGCGGTTTGCAATTTTCAAAACAAATAAGGAGAAAATAGATGCCAGAATTATCTACTCCTGCCGAGGATAACGCTCAGGTTATTACACCAGCACCCGACGCAGCAGATACCAAGACCGACACACCAGTCGATAACCTTGACGCACCGAAGTCAGACGACACACCTGTTGTTGCTGATGACGATAAAAAGTCAGAGGAAAAACAAATAGATGTGACAGATGATACTCCTGCTTCTAAACTCGATGACGACCTAGAAGACTGGATTACCAAGCGTGGAAATAAATTTCCTGAAACCGACGCCGAGAAGCAATCTTTTCAAGATTTGCGGAACGAGCAACGGGAGTTCCATAGTGAACGACAGGCTAAAAAAGACGCAGACGAACTTGCAAAGGCTACTACCGACGCAAGGAAGGACGTACCAGTCGACGAAGACGACGAAGACCTAGACCCGATTGAGAAACGCCAGAATGACCTTGATGCAAAATTCGAGGCTGAACGGTCAACTCGACTACAGTCGGAATTCTACACATCGAACAAAGTAACACCTGAGCAACATACTGCCCTTCTCGATGTAATGAGAGAGAAGTTCAATACTCCTACTACGCCAGAGGCGAAAAAAAGAGCACTTGAAATTTGGTCCAGTACTGATGCGCTGCCCGATCTACTCGATCTAGCGAAAGCTCGATTAACAAGTTCGTCGCAGTCTGTTGTTGCAAACGAAGCGGCGCAAGCTGAGCGTGAGAAAATTGAGCGTGAATCCCAAGCTAAATCCCCTAGCCGAAACGCGACTCAAACTCAAACTTCTGATAAAACGGAAGATCAAGCGAGATTGGAACGCTTCAAGGCTAGGTATAATAAGTCCTAGTTAAAAAAAGGCAGAAAGTAAAAACAAAATGCAAAATTATGCACAAGATACACTCGACCTAATCGACGAGCGATTTTACCTAGANAGTAAAACAAACAGTATCGTAAACAACGGAATCAAATTTAAGTTTACAGGTGTCAACACCGTAACAATCTACAACGTCGATGTTGTCGCTGAAAACGACTACCGCCGAAGTGGTACTATGCGTTATGGTGAGCTCGTTGAGCTAGGTGACGGAGTACAGGACTTTATCCTTTCACAGGACAAGTCATTCTCTATCAGCATTGACCGCGGTAACCGTGAAGACTCAGAAATGGTTCTGGACATCGAAGAAGCTGTAGACCGTCAGGTTCGTGAAGTTTCTGTCCCAACAGTTGACGTGTACCGATTGAACATTCTTACGGCTTATGCTGTTGCTAACAGCCAGGTTGCTACAAACGCACTTGCTTATAACGACACATTCCAAAAGATCTTGGTTCAACGTGCAGCGCTCATTAACTCAAAAGTAAGCCTCGATGACATTGTTGTATACGTTACGCCGACAACTGAAATGTACCTATGGCGCGACCCTGAATTCAAGGTTGCCGCTGATCGCACAAACGCGGACCGTGCAACTGGTGTTCTTGGTAATGTACTGGGTATGACTATCGTGGTTTGTCCTGATAGCTACTTTGTCGCTAACTTTGGTTTCTTGCTAGTTTCTCGGAAGGTGCTTATCGCTCCAACCAAGTTCTCAGAAATCAAAACTGGTGATGGTTTCCCATTCGGTATTAGTGGTATGGTTGCCTTCGGTCGCCGTTACTACGATGCCTTCATTGCTGGAAACAAAGGTGTCGCTATCCGTCTACACAAAATTGCTTAATCTATAGGAAGGAATATAGAATCATGGCAGAGAAATATGAAATACCAAAAGAGGGTGCCGCAATCGACACCGAGTACAGTAAAGGTAAAAGCGCAAACGTCCCAGGTTCAGGAGTGTATAAGCACCCTGAATCAGGGCAAACGGCTATTGTGCAGTCTGACCCACTTTTTGGGAACGCACAGGCACAAGCCTTCGCTCGTCTCGGATTTAAGTTCGAACGTGAAGCTCGCGAAGATGAGATCACAAGTCTCCCAGAATTAGCAGCAGAAAGCCGCAAGGCTGAAGAGGGTAACCTCAAAGGCCTATCAGCTCGTCTTGACAAGCTGGAAGGTGTTGCTGAAGAAAACAAAGGGCTCCAAGTAGAAATCGCAGAACTCCGTGCTGAGAAAGCACGGCGCGACAAAGCTGACGCCGCTGTTGCCGAAAAAACGGTCACAGACACAAAATCAACAACTGAAAAGAAAGGTTAATAACCATGGCAAACTCAACCACACTCTATCGCTTGCCTGACGGCCGAACAGCCGTCGATGTGACAGAAGCTAAGACCCTAGCGATTACCGACCAAGGTGTCGTACAAGTCGTAAAAACTGACGCGATTGTCGTCACATTACCAGCAACCGTAGTCGGATATAACTTCACTGTTCAAAACGGTGGAGATGCCGCTACTGGTACGCCAGCTGGTGCAGGTTCTAACGAATCAGCAGATGTTACTCTTGCTCCAAACGCGCTTGACCTCATCGCTGGTGGTCAGATCACTGCCGCTGATGACAAAGACTACGTTAATACAAAGGCAACTGCCCGCGTTGGCGACGAAGTTACATTAGTCGGTAACGGTACAACTGGATGGAACATCATCCACCAAACCGGTACCTGGGCTCGCCAAGCCTAGTAATCCGAGATCAATAAAGAGGGCGCTTCATTTACTTGGAGCGCTTTTCTTTTATTCTTGCTATAATTATGATAGAAGAATGTCCCACAACCATAATCGGATAATATGATATTATTAACACAGAAGGAAAATAAAAATGCTAAATGATAACACAAGACTGACTGATTCAATGGACGCACGTTTAAACGGCGTTGACGTTGATGTCAATAGCAAACACCTCGAATTTAACATGCACATTGTGCTCCGAGACAAAAATGGAGACATTAAAGAAGAGCGAAAAATACATAACGCTGTCACAGCTGCCGGTAAGAATGGTATTGCTGATCAACTATTAGCTTCTCCGACCCTCGGCAAACCAACCTACATGGGCATTGGTACTGGCTCACCCTCAGGAACAGCCCTTGGAACTGAACTTGACCGAAACGCCTTGACTTCAAAAACACGTTCAGGCGCAGTCATTACTTTTGTTGGTGACTGGGCTGCCGGTGATGGCACAGGTGCTCTCACCGAAGCTGGTATCTTTGATGCCGCCTCAGCTGGAAACATGTGGGCATCTCAATCATTCTCAGTAATTAACAAAGGTGCATCAGACGTTCTATCAATTGGCTGGACATTAACTGTAAGCTAGGAGACTAGAGCATGGACGCACGCAAAAACTTTGCAATCTCAACAATAGCAACCGCTCCTAGCCCAGCTACGAGCGGTACTTCGCTTGACGTCGCCTCCGGCACTGGTTCACGATACCCCGTAGCCCCCTTTAACGCTGTTGTCTGGCCTACGGGTGCAAACCCTGTTGCGGGCAACGCCGAAATTATTCGTGTCACATCTAAAGGCACTGGCGATAACTGGACTATCATCAGAGCGCAGGAGAGCTCTTCTGCGCGCACTATTATCATTGGTGATCAGATTATGCAGTCGATCACAAATAAGACGCTACAGGACATCGAGGACGCCGTAGCACTGCGACAGCTCATTCTTTCCGAGGGTGCGTTCGTCGACGGCGACAAGACTAAGCTGAACGGAGTTGCCACGGGAGCGACAGCCAACGTTGGTGACGTAGTAGGCCCTGCAAGCTCAACAAACCTATCAGTCCCTACCTATAGCGGAACAACAGGTAAGCTTTTAACTACATCAAACCTTGTACTAGGGTTTGGCGGTGGAAGTATAACAATTACTAACGGAGCTGGCGGTAGCATTGTTGCAGATGGACGCACTCTAAGCACGGACGGTACAAAGCTAGACGGTATTGCTTCTGGCGCACAGGTCAACACTGTAACGCTA